AGTTATCTTGGCATTGCCAAGGAAACCCGCTACACCCCAGGAGCGTCGGCAACTCCTGTAGCGGCAACAGATTTCATCCCGTTCACCACAATCACCCCGTTCGACAACGTGAAGTACCTTGATGACAAGGGCATCCGTGGGTCGATGACGGAGGAGTACGGGGTCATTCAGGGAAACATCTACTCAGAGTTTGATCTGGGTGGCGACGTGTACCCGGACACGATCGGCTACATTTACTCCGGCGTTCTTGGCGACGTGACTGTTACCGGTTCTGCTGCCCCGTACAGCCACGCAATTTCGCTGTTGAACTCGCAGACCACGAACGGCCAGCCGACGACCTACACCCTGTCTGACTACTACAGCTTGGGTTCGTCGAGCACTCGCCAGTATTCAGGTGTGCAGTTCGCCAGCATTGACACGAAGTTCTCCGCTGATGCTCTGATGACGTACACCGCTAAGGGCATGGGATTCCAGTCTGTTACTGCCTCGAACCCTGCACCGTCGTTCTCGACTGTCACCCCGCAGGCCGCGTGGACTGGCACGACCACGTTGAACGCTTCTGTCACGGCGATCCTTCAGGATGGCAACGTGAACATTCAGCGCACCGTCACCCCGATCTTCACGATTGACGGCAACCAGTCTCCGTACCAATTATTCGCTGGGCCGGCAACGGTTTCGGGTGCGCTGCTGCTGATTCTGGAGTCTGACGCACAGTTGAACTACTACCTTCAGAACACTCAGCCGACCCTGGATATCAACTTCGCTTCAGGCACTGGTACTGGCGCTGTGGGTGTTGATTACAACATCAACAAGTGTGCGTTCACTGTCGCCAAGATTGAGCGCGGCAAGGACTACATCGAGTTGAACGTCACCTACAAGGGTCTGGCGAACACCACGAACGCTGGTGCCTCTAGCGGTTACAGCCCGATCAAGGTGACTGTGAAGTCAGCGAAGCCGAGCGGAACGTACGCCTAACAACAACTAAGAGATTGGATGGGGACGGGAAATGTCTCAAATTGATGTGCCTGGTGGCTGGGTTCAGCTTCGTGATCCGAAGTCTGTCTCTGAGCGGCTGCGACGTCCGATTGTTGCTAAGGCGTCGCAGCTCGCTGGGGCAGTGAATGAGATCACTGACAATAATGTTAGTGAAACGAACTTGACGAGCATGTTTGAGTTCAATGACCTGGTGGCGATTGCTTTGATTGAGAAGTGGTCGTTTGGGGATGTTGTTTCGCTTGAGGGTTTGCTGGATTTGCCGGGTAAGGCGTATGACGAGATTCAGAAGATTGTCGCTCCGATGGTGAGTGATTTGATGCCGTCGTTTGAGGTTACGCCTGATCCTGATTCCCCTACCGTTCCCTCCGGCGCGTAAGTTGGGTGCTGGAGGGTAATCGTCCTGATTCTCGCTATCCGTTGCCTGATGAGTTTCGGGATTGGCAGTTGGCGAAGAAGTTTGGGTGGACGAAGCAGCAGATAGATGAACAGCCTGCTGCGTGGTTAGACTGGATATTGCGGATTGACGGGGTTGCCGCTGAAGCTGAAGCGAAGGCCATGTCGAGAGGCTCATAGTCATGGATGGTTTGGTAGTTGACATTTCGCCTTTCATGCAAAGGTTGACTGCTATTTCCGTGAAGATGGATGCGTCTTTGGCTGAGGCCATGACTGAGGCTGGCGATGCGATTGTTTCGATAACTCGCGGCAATCTTTCTAAGCATGGTCAGCATGATCCTGAGATTTCTCGCACTACTTCTCCTCCTGGTGAGTCTCCGATGATGGCGAGCGGTCGGCTTGCTGATTCTGTTCGCATTTTTGAGCAGACTCGTACCGGGTTTGGTTTGTATTCTGTTGGGGTTGGTGCGGGTGTTGGTGGGGCGTCGAATTATGCGCGTGTGCAAGAAGAAGGCATGACGATTGACGCTAAAGGCCCGAAGGGCATGTCGTTTACGTATGGCGGTGTTCGTTATGCGGGGCTTCAGTCGGTTACGATTCCTGCTCGCCCATATTTCAAGCCATCTGTGGAAGAATCACTACCTGAGATAAGGTCGATTATTTCCGCAGCGGTTGAGAGGGGTCTTGCCTGATGGCTGATTTGCCTCCAATTTCAGTTCAACTATTGCTGAATAGCACCCAGTTTTCTGCCGCAATTTCTAGCGTTAAGACCGCGAGTGCCGAGTTTGTTAAGCAACTTCAGACCGGCAACATGTCGATTGCTGATTCTTTTACTCTGATTAGGGATGCTGCTGGCGGGACTGATGCGTCTTTCCGTAAGCTGATTGCTTCTTCTGCCGCTACTCGTTCGCTGCTGATTGCCGATAATCAGGAGGTTGCGGGTAGCGCGGTTAAGGCTGCTGCTGTGATTCAGACGGCTATGTCTGATGCTTATGCGGTTGCGGCTCGTGACGCGAACGTGGCAACGAATCAGGAAATTGCTGATGCTGAGCGTTTGGCTGCCGCTCAGAGAACCTCAATGGAGGCTTTTTCTGCTGGTGCCGCGACAATGGTTTCTCGGGGGCGCAGCATTTCCAGCATGGGCATGTCGCTTTCGACGACGCTCACGTTGCCCTTGGTTGCTATTGGTGTTGCCGCTACGCACGCTGCTGAGTCGTACTCAAAGGCTATGGGTATTGTCGCGGCGCACACGAACTACACGCAGGAGCAGGTTAAGCAGTTCGGGACGCAGGTTGTTCAAACAGCTTCAGATGTAGGCGTGAAAGCCGATGACGCTGCTAACGCTTTGTATGTTCTTGGGTCTAATGGGGTTCCCGCTGCCGAAGCGATGAAAACCCTCAATGAAGTGTTGAAGGGCACTGTTACTGGTTTGGGTGACGCTCAAACGGTTGCGCGTCTCGCCTCGTCAATGATGAACGCTTACGCTAAGTCTGGCTTGACTGCCGCGAATGCTATGGACGTTATGACTCAGACGGTCAAGGAAGGAAACCTTAAGACCGATGAGTTGTCTAAGGCGATGGGCCGGGTGCTGCCCATTGCTTCTGAGGTCGGTGTTCATTTAGGTGACGTTGGTGCCGCTTTTGCTGTGCTTTCCAAGGAAGGCATGTCGGCGTCTAATGCGGCTTCCGCATTGCAGGGAATGTTGAAGCAGCTTGTTGCCCCGTCTAAGGGCACTCAGGATGCGTTGAAGTCTGTCGGGTTGTCTGCTCAGTCTTTGCGTGAGGAAATCTCGACTAAGGGTTTGCTTGCCGGGTTGCGTGATCTTGATGCTCGTTTCGACGGGAATATCGACAAGATGGGGTCGGTGTTCAAGAACGTTCGAGGCTTGAATGGTGTTTTGACGATTCTTGGTCAGAACAATCAAGCGGTTAGCGATTCTTTCCAGCGAGTAAATAATGCTGCTGGTGCCGCTGATGCTGCTTTCAATAAGGTTGCGTCTACTGGTGCGTTTAAGTTGCAGAAGGCAATGAACGATCTGCATAATTCGCTGATTTCTATAGGCAATGTGTTGATGCCGATTATCGCCAACATTGCAAAGTTCATTGCCGATTTGGCTGATAAGTTCAGTCAGCTTAATCCGACGGTGCAGCAATTCATTGTTTACATTGGTTTAGCCGCTGCCGCTCTTGGGCCGCTGATAATGATTATCGGTGGGCTAATAACCGCCGTTGGAACGATTGGTGCTGCTTTCAGTGCTGAGGCCGCCCCGGTTATCTTGGCTATTGTCGGAATCGCGGCGGTTCTTATCGCATTGTGGAACAACTCGCAGACATTCCGAGACAACATAATTTCTTTGTGGAAAACGGTGAGCGGTGCCATTGGCGATGCCGTCAATGAGATCAAGAAGTTCTTGCAGGATAACTCAGATAAGGTCAAGGATTTCCAGGCTGTATTCAAAGTTGTTGGGGACTATATCGGTGGTGTCATTGTCCCAATTTTGAAGATAACGCTTGTTGTCGCTATCAAGCTTGTTGTTGAGGCGATCAAACTTTGCTTGACCGAAATGTGGCTGTGGGTTAAAGCGTTTGAATGGATTTATAACCATTCAATTCCTTTCTTGAATGCTGCAATCAAATCAGCCTTGATAATGATTAACGATTTCATTTACGCCTGGGATGCGATTGCTTCGATAACTCACGCTAAGCATATTGACCCGTTGAAGTTCGAGTTTCAGGCTATTGGTGATGCAGCTCAGGCTGCTAGCGGGCAGGTTGCTGCTTTCAATCGTGAAGTTGGTATGGCGGCTGCTGATGCTGCGGCGTTTGATAATTCTGCTGCCGCAGCGCGTGAAGCCGGAATGGCTGGCCATTTCACTACAGCAAATACTTACGGTTACGGGGGTTCGGCATTTTCGGGTGGTGGAGGTTCTGGCGGTGGGGGAGGCGGTGGAGGTGCTGGAAGCGCCGGGAAAGCCGCAGGAGTAACTCTTTCCGACGTTAAATCCGCTGTCGGTAACTTGAAGTCTCTGCTGAAAGAAGTCGGGACTTCCCTCACTGATCTGCGTTCGCATTCTGCTGTTGAGTTCGCTGGTGTTGAGAGCGATATTGAGAAGGCGTTTGGGTCTAAGGGAAGCGTTGATTCAGCGGTTTCTCAGTATGACAATCTTGTTGCTGCGGTCAATAAGTATTACGGCGCTTTGGAGAAACTACCCGGTACATCGAACAAGGCAAAGGTTGCTTACGAGCAGGCTGCTGCTGCCCAGAATGATTCGCTCAAGAGCCAGGTTCAAAACATTATCAACTTGATGAATCATGTTAAAGAACTCGATGCTCAGTTGCAGCAGTTGCAGACTGACTACACGCAGAAGCAAGCGGGTATCAATCAGTATTACGATCAGATGGATAAGGACGCTGCTCAGGCGGTAGCCGATATCACTGCTCATTACGATGAGTTGATTCCTAAACTGCAAACCGCACTCAATACGGCTACTACCGCGTACGACACGGCAAATAAGCAGTTGACGACGCTCATTGATGCTCAAACGAAGATGACTGACACGATTCAGTCGGGCATGAACTCATTCTTGAATAACCTGTCAGTTGACTCGAATGCTCGTACGCTTGAGCAGTCGATGGCTAACCGTCTTAAGACGATTCAACAGTTCACGGCTGATGTTCAAACTGCGCTTTCGCGTGGGGTGAGTTCTGATCTTGTGCAGCAAATTGTCGCTGCTGGCCCAGGTCAGGGTGGTGCTGCTGCGCATGAGCTGGCTACCGCGTCTGACACTTCTATCGCGCACATTAACAATATGCAGGCGCAGTTGTCTGACCAGACAACGAGGTTGCAGGCTGTTGCGACACAGCAGTGGTATGCGGCGGGTATTGCTCAGCAGCAGGCGATTGTTGACCCGTTGAAGGCTGCGGTTGATATTGCTCAAAATAATCTTGATGCGGCGAATGCTCAGCGTGCGACTGATTTGAAGAATGCTCAGGCGTATCAAGCTCAGATGCAAAGTGATCGTCAAGCAGCGTTGGCTCAGGCTCAGAAAGATTACGACAATGCGGTGAAGGCTATTTCTGGCCCTGGCGGGTTGCTTGAGCAGACGAACACAAGTATTGACACAACAGCCGCCAGCATTAACGCCACGTTTATGAAGTTCTCTGACCCGAAGACTGGTCTCCCAGCGAATATGACGTTGATGGGGAAGAACACGATTCAGGGCATGATTACTGGTCTTGGTTCGATGAAGGGTTCTTTGGAGTTGAAGGCTCGTGAACTTGCCCAGGCCGCTATTCAGGCAATGAAGGATGAGCTGGGTATCAAGTCGCCTTCTCAGGTGATGCACGAGGCTGGCATCAATATGGCTCAGGGTTTGGCAAATGGGATGAATGCCGGGCATACGGCGGTTGCTTTGGCTGCGGTAAATCTTGCTAAGGCCGCGAACCCGTCACTGCCTGGTGGGGTGAATAGCCAGATGGGGTTGCAGTCAAGTTCTTTCGGAAAGACTACGATTAACAACATTAATGTCACGCCTGTGACGAATGCTGATCCGCATTTGATTGCCCGTGAAGTGGCCTGGAGTTTGAGGGTAGGTATCTAATGGCTACGCCTTCAGGTAACTACCAGTTTGGGTTTAACGGCTGGCTGTTTGGTGGGGTCGGTCAGGGTGTGCAGATTCTTGAGATTGATGGCCTTGAGGATATCCCGCAGCTTCGTGTTCAGGATGATTCTGCCGGCTACCGGGATGGGATGGTGACGGGTCGGGATTTCTTGGGTGGTCGTACGGTGACGTTCAAGTTGCAGATCATGTCTGACGTGAATGCCCCGATGCAGACGTATTTGCAGCAGTTGAAGCAGTATTTGGTGGAGCAGCAGTCTGGTACGTCAGTGTTGCAGTTTCAGCTTCCTAACTATAATTTGCGGCGTTTGAATGGGCGTATCCGTAAGCGTGTTATCAAGGTTGACCCGTTGTATACGTATGGTCAGGCGTTTGCTGACGTGGAGTTGTTTTGCCCTGATCCTAGGATTTATGACGATGCGTTATTTTCGACGACGTTCAATCCTTCCGCCGCTTTGGGTCGCGTGTATCCGCGTGTGTACCCGATGGTTTACAACACTTCCACTGGGTCTATCGGCAATATCCAGACTTTGACGAATAACGGTAACGTGACGACTTACCCGACGCTCACTGTTACTGGGCCGTGCAGCAATCCATATATTTACAATCAGAGCACTGGGCAATACTTGTCGTTCAGTGTAACGCTTGGCGCGAATGATGTTCTGTACGCCGACACTGACTCGAAGGCTATAACGCTTTCGGTTTCTGGTGGCACCCCAGCTCCTGCTCGTAACCTTTTGGTGAATGGAAGTTCCTGGTTCGGGATTTCGCCTGGTTCCACTACTATTAGTTTCACGACAGGTGCATACACTTCAGGGTCTTTGCTGACAATGAACTACCGCTCTGCCTATATCTAAGGAGTATGACGATGGCGTTGCGTAACCCTCCCCTATGGATTTTGGGGCAGTCGCATACGGCTGAGAATGATCGGCTTGCGGGTACACAGGGTCTTGTTGGCACTGCTGGTGTTTCTGCCGGCACGAACGATCTTCTTGTTACGCAGGCTTCTACTCCTGCTATGACGGTGAACGTAAACTCTGGCTGGGGTTGGGTGCTGGGGACGGTTTCGTCAACGCAAGGCATGTATACGGTTTATAACGATGCGACGTTGACTGGTATCACGGTGAGTGCCGCGAATGCTACGTTGCCGCGTATTGACCGTGTGGTGTTGTCGGTGCTGGATTCGAACTATTCGGGTGTTACTTCTAGCGCGAGCGTGTACGTGGTTGCCGGTACTGCTTCAGCGTCCCCGGTTGCTCCTGCGATTCCTGCGTCGAGTATTTCGTTGGCGACTTTGGCGATTGCTTCTGGTGCGACTGCGGTGACGACGGCGAATATTACGGATACTCGGGTTCGCGCTTCGATGGCTTTGCCGCCGCCTTCTTCAACGTTGAAGAAGGCGGCGGCAAAGCCAT